AAACCACCTTCGCCCCCGGCTACGACCCTAGTCAAATTGAGGGGGCATCCGCTGTTGGCATGGGCGTAGACGCAGACTGTCTCGGCCTCTGGCACTTTGACGGGAGCCTAAACAGTCACAAGGGGGTGGCGGTTGACTCCGATGGTGCTTTTGGTGACGGTTGTTTCGGTCAAGCCTTAAATATCGCAACGGGCAAGAAGCTGAAAGTACCGACTACGGGCATGGATGCAAGCGCAGGAACGGTCAATTTTAGGGCTAAAAACC